ATCCGTTAGATTACGGGTAACTTGCTCCTGCGGCAGCGGCACCACCGTGTAGTCCATCAATTCTAAATATTCTGTAGTATTGATTTGTACGAATCGCACCAGTACTTGATGGTTCACGGTCAGCAACTGTTGAACTTCCATATACCCAAGGATTCTGTACCATACCGTATCGAGTTTTGAACCCGATGCGTGGTTGGAAGTCATTTTCACCAACGGCACGAACCATTTGTAGTGGAACATATGGGCAGTAGAACAGTCCAGCATCGTAAGGTGAAGAACCTCTATATCCAACACAAGCATAGTTAGTTGTGGTTGAATAGGGGTCTACATAAACTTTCATCTTACCGTTTAGTGTACCTACGAATGTGTTACCTGTGTCATCAACATCAAGGTCGGTTGCTTTTGCAGGAGAGATTTGTAAGAAACCACTCATTGCAAGGGCGGATGCGACATCGGATGTTACAATACAGAAGTTACCTTTACCTCTACGAGTATCTTTAGCGATTTGGTTGCATTCTCGTTCTAGTTGGAACATAAGTCCTCTAAATCGTTCTGCACTCCATCGTCCATCAGAGTCTTTATCAAGGTCATAGATACCACCAACACCAGTTGCTGTACTACCTGAAAGACCACCTGTTCCATCTCTACCAGATGAGTGATAAAGGTCTGTTTGTTGTGCGCCAAGTTTAGCAACTCGGTAAATACTTCTTACAACTTCTCGGTTGATTTCTGCAAGAATTTCTGTGCTAAGAATGTTAGCAAGTTCTGTTTCTGCATCCAAACCGTGGACTGCTTTCAAGTCCTGTGCGAGTTCAGTTGTATATTCTGCTTTCAATGCACGGGTCTTTGCTTCAACCGAAGTTCGGTCAATGGTGAATGCCATTTCTGCAAACTGAGTACCAGATGCGGCACCAAGTGTTTCAGCAGTATTAGTTGACATACCACCTGAAGCACCAACACCATTAAAACCAGTACCACCGTGAACTTGTGCGCCTGTACCTAGTGGGTCACCAAGGTTGCCAGACATATCTGGGTTAGAGTTTGTTGTACCGGCTGCAACACTTGTTGCGGCTTCGTGGTACAATGCTTCGTTACCAGTTTGACCGTATTGATACTTAGCACGAAGTGCAAAGATAAGTCCAGTAGGACCTGTCATTGGTTGAACACCACAAACATCATATGCCATTAGGTTAGGCATTGCGCGTCGTACTAGTGAGATAAGAATGGGGTCAAAACCCTTAACATTACCTTCACCACCAACTACTGGTGACATACCGCCACCTGCAAGGTTGTTTGCTTGTTCTGCGATTGCTCTTTCTTGGTTCTCAAGAAGAACTGTAGTTACATTCTTTCTGTAAGAATCTTTAATTGCTGGAAGACTTGGATGCTCAATAATGGGCTTCCATTTGTTTCCTAAAAATTCGGCTGCGGCTTCTAGATTACTCATCTACTTTTTCTCCTTGTTTTCCTATGAGGAATTTTAACTTTTATTTCCTCTTATGTATATTTTCTGAAATTTACGACTGTGTATTGTTTTCCGTTGCGTCAGCAAGTCTTCCAACACTGTTAAAATACGCGTTCATTCTTGGTTCTAGTTCTTGTTCATACTCACTACTATTTGATTCTTCAACCAATGTGGTTAGTGGTTTTGATTTTCTGTTGAAATAACTTTCTTTAAGAGTATTGATTTTTCTTCCGAATTCTGCTTCGTTGGAATATTCAATGCCTCTTGCTAACGATTTAAGTTTCTCAACTTCTGTGTCTGCAAGTCCGTGACATGCTGATTCAAAAATACTCGAACAATTTGCACTAGTTGCTTTCTTTGTGAGTTTAATATTTTCTTTAATAATTCCATTTATTTGGTTCTTGAGTTGATTATTTTTTTGTGCCATATCTTCAAGAATATCTAATTTGGAATTAGGAACATTAATGTAATGTCGTTCAAACAAATCTCTAAGACCGTTCATGAATGATTCAGAAATTTCAGTTTGAATTCCATTTTCAACAGCAAGTTCATTTTCACTCATCCATTCGGAAACAACATAGTCTAGGTAGTCATCTACTTGTGTAGAAAGTGTTTCTTTAACGGCTACTACTTCTTCAATGAAAACATCTCTTGATTGTTTAACCAATTCTGATTGAATTTCTTCTACTCTAGCATTAACTGCCGCTTCAAAGATATCTGCCGCTCTTTGTTTGAATGAATTACTTAGGTCTTCTCCACTAAACAATGCATCTAGATGCTCATTTGTGCGACCTTTCTTCTTATCATCAAGAGTTCTCTTCGCATTACCTTTAGTTTTTACGGGTTTTGCATATTTAGCACCTTTGCCTTCGGCATCTTCAGTACCTTTACCGAGTGCATCTTCTTCATCTTCTTCTCTAAGTGTGAGCATTTCTATTTTGGCATATTCTCTACCAATTGCTTCGTCAAGTTCTTCTTCATTGTCGGCGTGAGAAATTCTTTCAAAAACGCCGTTTGTATATTCCGTTGTAACACCCATCGAGTTTAATGTTGTGGCAAAATCACCAATTTTTTCTGAAATTCTGCTACTTAATTCTTTTGTGTCTGTTCTTTCTAAAAGATTTTTAGCAGAATTGATTATACTATTTCCCATTTTTAAATGCTCCTTGGTATTTTTTAACTTTAAAGTTATACATTTTTACTTTTTATGTATATTTTTTCATAATTTGGACAAAAAATCTGCGAAACACCATGTGGCAATTTCATCTAGTGTTTTTTGTGGTGTTTTGTTTATAATTTTATTATAATTATTGATTGTTGATTCTTTAATGATGCCGTTATCCCAGACCCATTCTTTGCCTTCCATGATACCATCTACAAATGCACTTGGTGCTGATGGGTCGGCAACAATATCTACAGCGGCAAGCATAAAATCATCATCGACATATTTTATATCACCTTTTTCAGTAAGAGAACCCATGCCTCTGGAAGAAACACCAAGTTGTGCGCCTTCGTCAAGAAGATTCTTTACAATCTTACCCATAGGAGTATCCATGATTTTGGCTTTACCCATAACATTGTTATTTTGTTCGACTAATGAAGTAATAATATGTGAAACTCGTTCTAGATTTACGGTAGGACCTTCTGGATGTCCTAGTTCACCAAAGGCCCTTTTACCATTTACAAACTTACTATTATAGTTTTTAACTTCATTCATAAGAGTGGATTTGGGATACACTCTACCGTTTCTATTCTTTTCTTCTGCTTGCATGAAAACACCACTGATGTAGTAATTTGGTGTATCACCTTCTACATTTTCTTTGATGAATTCAATCTTTTCTGTTGTTTCTGTTATAAGTTTCATTTTAATTACTGTCCCCTTTTATTATGGCCATTGAGGCGCGCCGCCACCATCACCACCAAACAAATCTATATCCGCGGCTTGACCAGGCATTCTTTGTTGTGGTGCTTTTTGCTTGTTTGATTGTCGTATTGCTTCTTTCGCCCAATAAATAAATTCAGGATAAAATTTTTCCCTGATTCGTTTTAATATTATTCTGTCTGTATACCCTTCCATCTGCATCAATTGAATAAACTCATCAATATTTGGATTTTGTGTAACTTGAGCCCAAACTTTATCAGTCGTGCTTTGCTTAGGCATTCCACCTGGACCGCCGCCTGCTTTGGGTGGACCGCCTGGAGGTGGAGGCGCCATTTGTTCTGAAATAAAACTTTTTAATCCAGTATTCATTTATTTTTGCCACCTATCATGTGCTTCTTTTTTCATCTTCTTGGTAATTGCTTTTCTTTTCTTGTGAAGAAACTTATCACTGTCATCTACATCGCCATCGTTATCGAGGTCTTTATCTTTTCTATCTTTATGCTTGCCTTTTAATGCTTTTTTATTAACAGGGTCTAAATTGTCATCATCATCATCGTTTTTGTGATGCGCCCCTTTAAGATATCGTTTTTTCTTTTCTTCTTCTATTGCAATGTTAAGTTTTTCGGAAAGAATTTGTTCAAATTCTGACCTAGTATCAATCAAATTTTCATTAACGATATCATTAAATAAGTTGTTAATTCTGGAATTCATTTTAGTTTCTATCCTCTGTAAATTTCATCACCTTTGCAAATGACTCTATATTGTCCGATTCAATAAGTTCTCTTAATTCTGCCTGATTTTCTTCATTTAGTTCATCATGTAGAAGAATAATATCCCTCGCAAAAGTAGGGTTTATTTGTAATTGTTCTCCGTCTATATTTATATTAACAGGCATTTTGCTACTATAACATTCTTGTATTTTAGAAATTACTGATTCAGTTGATGCCATATTCATCTGTTCATTTTGAACAAATTCTTCTTGGTCTTCTTCCCATTCTTCGTGAGATTTATCAGGATGTACTTCATCACATGAACCATCATGTTCTATATTATCTTCCATCATAATATTGGCTTTTCTTGCATCTATATAATTCAATGTTTTTTCTGCCATAATTTCGGAAAATGTATCATACATGTCGACCATGTTGTTATTTTCAGATTCTTTGATTAGTTTTCTTATTTTATTCAAAATTCGTCCCCTTCGTCTTCGTGAAGTCCTGCTTTCTTTTCTTTTTCGATTTCTTTATCCATTTCTACAATTTCTTGTTCAGTGAATTTTAAAATATTTATTCTAATCCAATTTAATGAATAGTACCGACCTATATATTCATTTACCTCTCTCAAGACTTCCATTCTTTCTTTTAAAATTTCTGCTTCTTTAAGTTCTGAGAAATAAGAATCTTTTGCATAATCAATATATACACTTTGAGAGATATCCTTCCAATCTTCTTTGGTGATGATTCCTTTTAGAATAAGTTGAGTTTTAAGTAAATCAAAGAAAAGGTCATCAAACTTCTTTCTAATTCTATCTACAAATTTTGAAAATCTAAGTTCATCTCTTGTTATTTCCGCTGACCTGCCCATATTAAAACCATTGTCTGCTTCCAGACGACTTGCAGGAATATTCAATGCACGATATAGTTTCTTTTTGAAGTATTCAACATCTTCCATCTCACCAAGATTTTGTCCACCATCAAGTGTAGAGATTTCAGTTCCCCTACCACCTTCTCTTCTTGGCAACCAATAATCTTCAAGCATGTTCATATGCTTTTTGTCATCACGAATAGCCCCAGTGTTCGCATCATAAACCAATTTATTTCTATATCGGTTCATAAGGTCTCTGAGATATTGTTCTGCTTTATTTTTAGGAAGATTACCCACATCAACATAAAAGATTCTTCTTTCTGGTGCGCGAGAGATTCTATAAATCACAACGGCATCCTCAATCATTCTAAGTTGATTTAGTGGTTTAATTGCTTTTTGTAGATAACCAATTACTTTTTTCTTATTGTTGTCAAATAAACCCGAAGTAATATATGATATAGCGTCTGGAGATATTTTAATCCCTTGACTTAGTTGTTGACCTGTATAAACTCCAGTCGTTGCTTTTGGGGATTGAGTATACATGTAAAATTCATCTACACTTTTAACTACTTCAACACCATCTTTATTTTTTTCTTTTTCGATTTCTCGTATTTTTTGAATTTTTACTGGGTCGATTGGCCTTAATTCTATAATGCCGTTTTTAAGGCTTTTATTATCAACTATTTTATGAAAATATAATCTTCCGTCTATAAACCATTTTCTAAAAATTTCATGGCCTTTATTATTAAAATCTAATAAAGAAAGTATTTCTTGAAATTCTTTTTCAATCTTACTTTTAATAGATTGTGTTTGGTTGTAATGATTCATATTCAACTTAACAGGAGTTCTGTCATCGTCAAAAACAATTGCATCATTTACAATATCATCGACACCCAATTCAATTTCTGGTTGAAGAACCATAGTTCTATAGTGATTAATCAAACCGATATCGGTTCGTATATCACCTTCTAAATCTAAATAAGTTCCGTAGAACGCGCTTGGTTGAACAACTGTTGCGCCGTCATCATAATCAGGCTCAACAAAAGATTTAGATTTTGTGGTGGGTTCGTCTGGCCTTTTTCTACCGAAGTTGAATCCAAATAGTTCTGGCATAATAATAAATCCTCATTTTATAAATCCCCGATTATCCTGCTTCTCCGACACCGCCAAGGTCAACGGATTCAGTCATAGAAACATCGGGTGCATCACTGGTCAAAAAGTAACTATAAGTCATAGTTACAGTAAATTCAGACAAAGTATCATTTTGGTCTGAATCAAGTGCCATATCACTTAATACTGTTGGGAAACAATGGAAAAATTTGTATGTCTTGATAGGATTATTTTCTCTATCAAGTTGGTCTACAGCCCAAGTAGGGAATAATCCAGTTGCAAGAACACTACCTTGTGTAAGGTCGTGCGGTTGCTCTGAAATATTACCTATCGTTGAGTTAATCGATTCCATCCATTTTTCAAATTTAGTTCTAAGATTGAATTCCCCATCACTTATAATTGTAATAGTCCAATCATCAAATGACCGATTTCCAGGTAATTTTAGTTGTCTTCCACGGAAAGGAACTAGAATAGTTCCTAGATTTGATGCTGGCAAAGAAGCAGTTCTTGCAAGAAATGATACAGAAGAGTCTGTGGCCGAAGGTCCTAAAGGTCCATTTATTCTGAATAGGTTAGGACGAACTCCGCCCTGCTTTAGATGATTTTTGAAATCGTTAATGTTCATTCTTGTGCTTCCTGTTTA